TTCTGTTTGCTACTTTCATAGTTTTTTCCTCTCTTTAGTTATGGTCGCAAATTTGCGACATAGTTTAAGTTAAATCTCATCACAACTTTGTGATATTTATGGGAATATAATACGAACTCCCACACTCTATTATCACACTTTACATATAATAGGTCAAATACCCTGAATATAGAGATTTTCTAGTTATATAGATTTCACTATGCTTAGAACGCTATAGGGTCTGTTATCGTTTTCTCCCACTATCTAAATTTCATTATCATATGGAACTTTATTTCACTGGTAAATCCTGGACTTTAAGTTTCTCCCACTATCTAAATCTCACTATCATATGAAAGGCTATATCCTATCCTTGAATGGGGAACAAGCTATTATATGGTAGTTCGTAACGCACAGCGATATATACATTGATACAACTTACGCAAGATGCGACTCTACCTTACTGTACATATTATGGTATAAACTTTATCTTTAGAAAAACGCTATGAGAAGCCCACCGTTTTTTAGTGTTTTTTTGTGATTAGGGTGGGATTTTGTGTCGGTGTGCTAACTCTTTGTTTTAATTAAGTTTAACTATAGTTCACAGTTCATATAGGGGTTAACTATACATATAGGACTGGAACTGGACATATTGTTAAACTTACAGTCTACTTAAGTGATTGTATTTTAAAGAGATACTAAAGTTCTTATTATATTATATTATATGTTATTTTACTTATTTCTTTAGTGGTTCATCAGTTCATAGTTTTTTAATAGGACAATACCTTTCTGCAACAGATAATCCCATTGCGAAAACTAAGGTCTTAACCTTAAGAAAACCAGAAGTTATCCCCTATTAAAAAAAGTGTGAACTATGGAACTTTAGAACTATATCAACTACTTAAGTGTGAACCGAAATAGGAACTAGAGAGGGTGGCATTTTTGCGACAGAGGAACTTAAGTTCCACAAGGCGTTTACTTTAGCTCTAGTAACCAGTAACTATTGCCTGTCGCAAAATTAGAGATTGAGTAGTATTAAGTAGGAATGAATAAATTAATTATGGTATATCGCAAAATGGCGATTAGGGATTAATAGAAGTATATCGCCCATTGGCGATTAGGGATTAATAGGGGTATATCGCCCATTGGCGATTAGGGATTAATAGAGATGTATCGCAAAATGGCGATTAGGGATTAATAGGGGTATATCGCCCATTGGCGATTAGGGATTAATAGAGATGTATCGGAAATTAGTGGGTACTCAGGATAAGCAAAACTTTTTTTAGGGGTCTTAAATCGCAAATAAGGGGCAAAAAAAACCCCGAATCTCATAAATTCGGGGCAAATGGTACTACCTAATGAATTACTTAATAAATCTAGCAAATGGTTTAAGACGCATTCTATAGCAAGGTTTATATCCCTGCTGGTAGTTCCAATACTCCTTCCCATCTCCATCTACATAAATATCCATTGGTATTTTTTTAGGGTTCCACCCAATGTTACATAGTTGTATATGAGATTTACTCATCTTCCAATAACCAGAATCTATAAAATTGTTATCCATAATTTTTATCTCCAGTAAATTCGGGGCAATCCCTGCCCCATCTTTAATTAAACATCTTTTTCTACAAAACCACCTTGTCTTCCATATTTCAAAAGTGTATATATCTCGTGCCACTCTTGCAGTTCATCATAAGTAAAATCAACTCTAAACAATGACAGATGATAGCTAATCCAACTCTGATGTGTACATTCCCTACACCCTGTTTTTCTTTTGGTGTCTAAGTCTAGTTCTAATTGCATAATTTTTATCTCCAGTAAGTTCGGGGCGTCCCTGCCCCATGTTTAATTACTTAATATCGTCTTGCGGGATTGTAATGTCATACTCTGGATTATCACAATATTTAGAAATTTCTTTTTCCATATTTTTTAATCGCAAATAAAGACAATCTACTTCCCTCTTCTCAGTTTTTCCATCAGCAGTTTTAAATTCTAACTTGAATTTATTGTCGTGCTTTTCCTCTGTACCTAAATAAGAATGATTAAGTTTAGGATTAGAAAATCTCTTTTCTTTATCTTCTTCTACCTCTTTACTTATTCTAGTTTTAATGGCTTTAATACTATCGCCTAAAAACTTGACTAGCTCCCTTTTTTTATTGCTCCCTCGTGGATTAGACTTAACCATTAATTCAGGGTTGAAATAATCAAAAGCGACAGACTTCCAAATGTTCATCTTCTTGTGCCAGATGTTCTTATGGATTTTTCTTCTGGTATCGGTGATATACCCTCGTATTTTGATATGAAGTTTTTTAAACTCTTCTTCATTCATAAATAACATATCATCAATACTAATATCAGCTTTTAACTCCTTAGGACATTTTGAATATTCTTCCTGAGTAGGAGTTATATTCAAGACTGCATTAGTCTTCGTCTTTTTGACTATTACCTTTCCTATCTTCCCTTGCTGTTTACTATCTGATAAATAATTATATCCAATCACTTTAAAAGATACCTTATAAAAACCTGTATCTTCAGCAAGTTGTTTATTAGATAAATCATAAAATTGAATATCTTTAAACCATTTATCACTATTGGCAAGCTCCAGTTTAAAAGCTCCCTCAGCACTAGATAAACCTTTTAATTGTTTTTCTAATTCCTCAGGGGAAATTGCAAGTGTTATTTTAGATGTACTTGAATCATCTTTACTTTTAATACTCATATTACTATCTCTCTTATTGGTGTTAGTAAAATTGCGATACATCATAATCACACCATTAATTATTTTGTATCAGGGATAAAACGAATTCCCATTCTTTATTGTAGCAATATATGTAAAGTAGGGCAAAGTCCCCAATTAGAGGATAAAAGGTAATCATCTGGTTAACTTTGCATTGACTAGCTACCTTACTATTATGAAGTTTATATATAAGGCTTAATAAGTCTAATAGGACATTAAGTTATTTTAAATAATAAAATTGTAGTTGGGGTAGAAGTCGATCTAATTTTTTCCCTAATCCGATAATATTTTTTTAAAAATCCTCCCAACTTAAAGAAAATTTATTTTACCCCACGATACCCCTATTACCCAAATCCTGAAGTCTGTCGGCAACTGTGTATACAGTTAGATTCACATAAATAATTGGCAAAAAAGTCAAAAACAAAGACCCACCCCTCGTATATGTAAAGTAGGCCCCCTATTAAATAAGATGCCAATAGAAAAAAATATTTTGCAAAAATTTTGAAAAACTAAGGGACAAAAAAACCCCCAGCATTAATCGTGGGGGAAAAGAAAGTAACGACATATAACGAGGATATAAACTATATATTAGGAGTCGTTACCCATGGTTCTTTAAAACTGTAAAATTATTAAAATTAATATTACACCTGCGGCATATAGTAGAGCGTTAGGATGTTCTTCCTTAAAGTCTCTATATTTTGCCTTTATCATATTAAACATAAGTACCTCACTCGGTTATCTCTATTTCATACATGTCCACTATACAAGATTTAAGGATTAAGTCCAGTCCACCCCATCCATTATCTGAAGTATAAGTATTACATAATTTAACGGATTCCTTATCTTGATGCAGTAAATAGCCTATACTATAGGCAAGAACATGTTTTTCTTTTACTACCTCTTCAATATTTTTCCATGAGGAATCACCAATGTGGTCTTTCCACACTATAATATATAAAGGGTAATTTGGTTTCTTATAATTAAAAGTTTTACTCGTTTTCGTCTTCAATGATAATATCCCCCGACATTATTTGTTTTATTATTTTTAAGTTTTTTAATATATCATTTGGGTGTACTTCAATGTGAGTTATGTTGTCTATATCAGTGTGAATAATTTTTACTTCGGGTTCAGGTAAAAGCTGTTTAACATAGGCCTGATAGAAAGCGTTCTCAAATTTTTTCTTAACAGGTCTTGACAATCCCAAATAGTAATAAATAAATTGGTCTTGTTCTTCTTGGGTCTCTACATCAAATAAATCTAAATGCAAAACCCCCTCTTTATTAAGCTCCATTCTCATAGCAACTCCTCATAGTCTTTTGTTGTCATTACATATATTATATATTATACTAGCTGTAAGTAAAGTAAGCTGCAATTTAAATTTTAAGGTGTAAACAGCGACACATGCAAGAACAAAACTCTGAACATCCAGTTATTATTCCTCATATTGAAGAGGATATAGCCTTACCTAAAAATGCTCGTGAGGCCTTACCCGACATGTCTCCTGAAGAAGAATTAAGTATGAGGTCAAATACCGTAAAACTTATATCTGATTTAGCAGGGCAAAATATAGAACCATCGCAAGATAATATGGAACAAGCTGAAGAAGTGGCAAAAGAGATGATGGTAAATCCTAAACTCAAGCCTGATTTTGATACCTACCCTAATGAAACGATAGCGTATCTTGCTGGTATGGTGGCTCAAACTAGCCATATGGTAACTAAAGATTTAGCAAATATTAAACTTACAGTTCTAAATGGACTACTACAAGAAGCTACTCTAGCTAAAACTTCAAAAGAACGTATTGCTGCATTTAAAGCTGTGGGTGAAATTGATGGAGTGGATGCGTTTAAGAGAAAAACTGAAGTAACCCACATTACTAAATCAGGGGAAGAACTAGAAAGAGAACTATTAAAGACTATTGACGAGCTTAAAGGTAAAGTTATTCATACTAAAGAGGTTGTTGAAGTAGAAGATGTGGAGTTTGATGATGATTAGCCCTAAAGATTTAGAACTACTAGAACAAGCACTACCTCAGATGAGTGAATCAGAGAGGCAGCGTAATTTGAAGTTGCTTATTGACTATAAAAAGGAGCTTACTAAAACTCAAGGAAAAGGAAAATTTTTAGATTTTATTAAACATGTTTACCCAGACTATAAAGTAGGAGCACATCATGCGAGATTGGCTAAGTTATTTGAAGAGATTGCTGAGGGCAAAAGAAAACGCGTTATTGTTAATATTGCACCCCGTCATGGGAAAAGTGAACTTATTTCTTATCTCGCCCCTGCGTGGTTTTTGGGGAAACACCCTACGAAGAAAGTTATCATGGCTTCGCACACGGCCGATTTGGCTGTCAATTTTGGTCGTAGAGTTAGAAATTTGGTGGGCTCGGATTCGTATAAAGATATCTTTCCTGATGTTTCGCTACAAGCAGACTCTAAGTCGGCATCAAGGTGGGGTACTAATTTTAATGGTGAGTATTTTGCTATTGGTGTGGGTGGTGCTCTAGCTGGTCGTGGTGCTGATTTGTTTATTATTGATGACCCTCATTCTGAGCAAGACGCAAAACTAGGAAAAGCTGATGTTTTTCTACCTGCATGGGAATGGTTTCAATCAGGACCCCTACAACGTCTAATGCCAGGTGGTGCGATTATTGTAGTGATGACTAGATGGTCTAAGTTAGACTTGACAGGACAGATTGTTAACCAAATGATTAAGAATGAGGAAGTTGATGACTGGGAAGTAGTTGAGTTTCCTGCGATTTTAGAAAAAGATGGGGAAGAAAAGTCATTATGGCCTGAGTTCTGGCCTTTAAAAGAACTACAGTCTAGACGTGCAGCTTTAGATATACGATATTGGAACGCACAGTACTTACAAAACCCAACTTCCGAAGAAGGTGCGTTAATTAAAAGAGAATGGTGGAATATATGGGAAGAAGAAAATCCACCGCCGTGTGAATTTACTATAATGACACTTGATGCTGCTCAAGAAGCAAACAATCGTGCTGACTATAATGCATTATTAACTTGGGGTGTATTTCTTAATGAAGAAACAGACAACTATAATATAATATTACTAGATTCTATTAAAAGAAGGTTAGAATTTCCAGAACTTAAAGAGTTATGTATTGAAGAATATAAAGCATGGGAACCCGACTCCTTTATTGTAGAGAAAAAATCTAATGGAGCTGCTCTTTACCAAGAATTTAGAAGAATGGGTATTCCTGTAGGGGAGTTTACACCTGGCAAAGGACAGGATAAAATTAGTAGAGTTAACGCAGTATCTGATTTGTTTAGTGCAGGTATTGTATGGGCACCTGACAGACGTTGGGCACATGAAGTTATTGAGGAATGTAACGATTTTCCTTCAGGTGCAAATGATGACTTAGTAGACGCTACAACCCTCGCACTTATGAGGTTTAGACAAGGCGGATTTATTAGGTTGCCAAGTGATGAAGAAGATGATATACCAAGTTTTAGAAGACATAGTCAAAATCGTTTATATACTATATAGGTAAAAAATAATGGCACAAGATAATAATGTAGATAAAGGGTTATATCAAGCCCCTCAAGGTATGGAAGAGCTTGGTAACATAGAGCCTGATTTAGAAATAGAAATTGTAGACCCAGAAGAAGTAAACATTAACATTGGTGGTACGGAAATTAACATTGACCCTGATCGTATGGACGATGATGAGTTTAATAAAAACCTTGCTGAAGAATGTGATGAAGATTTACTTGAGAAATTAGCAGGTGATTTAGTGGAAGATTTTTCAGGGGATGTAACTTCAAGAAAAGATTGGTTAGATACTTATGTAGAAGGTTTAGAACTTCTTGGTCTTAAACTAGAAGACAGAAGTGAACCATGGGAAGGAGCATGTAATGTATACCACCCATTGATGACAGAAACACTTGTTAAGTTCCAAGCAGAAACTATGACAGAAACATTCCCAGCTTCAGGCCCAGTAAAGACACAAATTATTGGTAAAGAAACTGATGAGAATCAAGATGCTGCAGCTCGTGTACAAGAAAACATGAACTATCAGCTTACTGAGCAGATGACCGAGTATAGACCTGAGCATGAGAGAATGTTATGGGGTTTAGGACTTGCAGGTAATGCATTTAAAAAAGTATATTATGACCCAAATTTAGAAAGACAAGTTTCTATGTATATTCCTGCTGAAGACCTTGTAGTGCCATATGGGGCTTCGGATTTAGAAACCGCAGAAAGAGTTACTCATGTAATGCGTAAAACACAAAATGATTTACGTAAACTACAGGTAGCAGAGTTTTACCGAGATGTTGACTTAGGTGAGCCAACCTATGACTTAGATGATGTAGAGAAAAAGATAGCCGAGAAGATGGGCTTTAGTGCATCTACTGATAGTCGTTTTAAAATATTAGAGATGCATGTTGACCTTGACTTAGAAGGATATGAAGATGAGCAAGATGGAGAACAAACAGGTATAGCATTACCTTATGTAGTAACTATAGAAAAGAGTACAAATACAATACTTGCGATTAGACGTAATTGGAGTCAAGATGATAAGACTAAACAAAAACGCCAACATTTTGTACATTATGGTTATGTCCCTGGTTTTGGATTTTATCACTTTGGTTTAATACATTTAATTGGGGCGTTTGCTAAATCAGGTACTATGATATTAAGACAACTTGTTGATGCAGGTACACTATCTAATTTACCAGGCGGGTTTAAGTCTAGAGGACTTAGAATTAAAGGAGATGATACTCCGATTTCTCCTGCTGAATTTAGAGATGTTGATATACCATCAGGTAGTATTAGAGATAATATATTACCACTCCCTTATAAAGAGCCAAGTCAAGTTTTAAATCAACTAATGAATCAAATTATTGAAGAAGGCAGAAGATTTGCAAGTGCTGCTGATTTAAAAGTTTCTGATATGTCAGCTAATGCACCCGTTGGTACAACACTAGCTATTTTAGAAAGAACATTAAAAGTTATGTCTGCGGTACAAAGCCGTATTCATTACGCTATGAGGCAAGAATTTAAATTAATTAAAAATATTATTAGAGATTATACTGATGATGAATATGGGTACACTCCAGCAAAAGGATCAAAGGACGCTAAACAAGCTGACTATGACCAATGTGAAGTTATTCCAGTATCTGACCCGAATGCCGCTACAATGTCTCAGAAGGTTGTACAGTATCAAGCAGTTATGCAGTTAGCACAACAGAACCCAGATATCTACGATATGGTAGAACTTAATCGTCAGATGTTAGATGTCTTAGGGGTTAAAAATAAAGAGAAATTAATACCAGAAAAAGATAATATGAAACCGAAAAACCCTGTTTCAGAAAACATGGATATTATTAACAGTAAACCTGTGAAAGCATTTATTTACCAAGACTCTGAAGCTCATATTAAAACTCATATGGCATTTATAAAAGACCCTATAGTGGGAGAAATGATTGGGCAAAGTCCAAACGCTACAAAAATTTATTCTGCTATGGAAGCTCATGTTGCAGAACATATTGCGTTTGCATACAGACAAAGACTCGAAGAAGAACTTGGAGCACCACTACCTCCGCCAGAAGAAACATTACCAGAAGATGTGGAAGTTGAACTATCTAGACTTGTAGCTAAATCAGGTGAACAGCTATTACAAAAGAATATAGCTGAAGCTAAACAAAAAGAGGTTGCTCAACAGCAACAAGACCCACTTCTACAAATGCAACAAAAAGAACTTGAGATTAAACAAATGGAAGCTCAAGCAAAAGCTAAGAAAATGACCGAAGATTCTACTTTAGACCAAGCCAGACTTGAGTTAGATAAAATGAAGATGGAGTCACAAGAAAGAATCGC